TACCGTATCAATGTCAACTGTACTCACAAGGTGGGTATGGCACCCTCACCACCACACTGTGATCATCCTTTTGACCACACTAACCTAGTGATGTACCTGTCACACTTTGACTTGGGTGAAACTATCGTCTATGATGAGGATGGTGATCGTCATATACATACTCCTAATGAGGATGATATCGTCCTCTTCAAGGGTATCCACAATATCGAGCAACCTGCCCTTGGTTGCCGACGCATCGTTCTAGTTGCTACTTTTTCATGAAAGCTTTGAAGACTCCACTTAGGTATCCTGGCGGCAAAAGTCGTGCGGTGCCTAAGTTATTTGAGTTCCTGCCTAATAAGATCACAGAATACCGAGAAGGTTTCCTTGGTGGTGGGAGCATGGCAATCGCAATCACCAAGGCATACCCAGAGACACCTGTCTGGGTCAATGATTTGTACGAACCACTGTACAATTTCTGGTCTGTACTACAAGAATTCAGTCACTCTCTACAGACTGAGCTGATCGTATTGAAGAGCGCAAACCAAACACCAGACAAGGCAAAGGTTCTGTTCGAGTTCATGAAGGAACAGATCAATGATGACAGTGCTAATGAGATTGAACGTGCTGTTGCCTTCTATGTGGTAAACAAATGCTCCTTCTCTGGTCTTACTGAGTCATCTTCTTTCAGTGCCCAGGCGAGCAACAATAATTTTACGATGCGTGGCATCGAGAAACTGACAGAATATGGTGATCTGATCAGTAATTGGAAGATCACTAACCTTGACTATGCTGAGGTCATGAGCGATGAAGAGAATTGCTTCATGTACATGGATCCTCCATACAATATCAAGGATGTTTTGTATGGTAAGAAGGGAGAGATGCATAAAGGTTTCGATCACGCTCGCTTTGCTGACGTGATGGATGCTAACCTAGGTAATGTGTTGATCTCCTACAACGATCATCCTGACATTAAGCTACGGTTTGATGAGTGGTACCAGTATGACTGGGATCACACCTATACAATGAGGTCTACTGGTGAGTACACACGCAACCAGAAAGACCGTCGTGAACTTGTTTTGACTAACTATGACTGGAAACGGAAGCTTGGGGGTTAGGGTACTGCGGTCTGGGTACTGCTGCCTTTACCATACCAAGCGGGGCAATCTCCATACCTTCTGCCCCAACTCACAGATGGCACTAATCAATGGAGATGAGATCCATGTAACCCTCAAGAGTGGGTCTATTGCCATCTATGAAATCAATCCCTCTGGCACTGGTGTGCGAGGACCAACCCGTATCATTACATGAAGTATGTCAACATCAGTTCGCCACTCGTTTATCGTGATAGCTTCCCATTTGATGCTACAGCACATGAAACCCTTGCCGACAGCATGTTCGACATGGTTGCCGAGCACGGGGTTGCTACTACTGTAGAGGTAGGTGGCAGATCTACTGCTAATTTATATGGTATTAAGGGGCATTTGATGCCCCACCACCACGTGACGTGTGAAGTATTCAACAACTGGTTAGAGCAGAAACTAATCTATCTCCGTCAGGTGTGGAAGTACGAGAACTTTCCCATGTTCATATCCAACTCATGGTATAATGAACATTACAGAGGTGACTGGACTGATGAACATGCTCACGGTCCCTGTGTCGTCTGTACAGCATACATAAAGAAACCAGATAACTCTGGTAATCTCCTAGTAAGAGACCCTTTGACAGAGGTAAGAACCTCTGAACCCATGAACATTCAACCTTGGCGACTGATTCCAGTCAATGAGGGTGACGTGATATTTTTCCCTGGTTGGTTGAGACACAAGACAGAACCGTCTGAGTCCGACGAAAGGCGATTAACCCTTACATTCAACATAACACCACAGTATGAGCTCGGATCTTACTAACATCCTCAACAGTGTCAACCACACTAAGCAACACCTATTAGAAGAAGACCCTAGTCTAGAGAAAAAGTACCCTGCTTACATCGTAAATCGTTGTTTGTCTGGTCATGTAGACTCTGTTCTGCTAGCGAATGAGATGAACCTGATGCCTCATCTTGACAGCAGACTTCAGTATGACTTTTTTATAAATATTTTGAGAAAACGCAAGCGTTTCTCTCCTTGGTTGAAGAAAGAACAAGTCGATGACTTGGATCTTATCAAACGTCACTATGGTTATAGTAACGAAAAAGCAAAGATCGCCCTTACTCTCCTTACTGCGGAGCAGCTTGAATTTATTAGACAACGACATGACACTGGAGGACGACAATGACGGCATCATTTGCTGACCAGGAAGTTAAATGGGCTCCTGACCAGATGATTGAGGTCAGCCTTAACGAACCTGATGATTTTTTGAAAGTAAGAGAGACGCTCACACGTATCGGTGTTGCTTCCCGTAAGGAACGCAAACTGTATCAGTCCTGCCACATTCTTCATAAGCAAGGTAGATACTACATCGTACACTTCAAAGAACTATTTGCTCTAGATGGTAAGAAAGCGAACCTGTCGCTCAATGATGTACAACGTCGCAACAGGATCGTACAACTTCTTAGCGATTGGGGACTGATTACAATCACTAATCCAGACTCTGTAGTGGACGTAGCACCACTGAGTCAGATCAAAGTGTTGTCTTACAAAGATAAAGGTGGTTGGACACTGGAGTCTAAGTACAACATTGGTAAGAAGAAGACTTGAAACTAAGCAACATACCTAACCTTGAGGGTTACGGTGTTTTTGTTGATGACATAGATTTCAAACATCTCACAAGACCCCAGTGGATGACACTGGGTAAGTTACAGATGGAGAAACTTGTCATGATCATCCGTAACTCTGGTATAACTGTCGATCGTTTCCACCAGTTGATGAAACTCTGGGGCGAAGCGAGACAGAACTATGCTGCTAAGCAAGATCACACGAGTGAAGTAGCAAAAGAATACCTGAGGATAGGTGGTCACGCTGAGACAGGACATATAGTCAGAGTCGCAGAGAAGAATGGATTGTTTGGTGGCGGTGATTTATTCTGGCACAGCAATGAGAGTGGTGACATAGCTTTCACACCTGGTGTAGCACTGCTTGGACATCAAAATATGACCAAGAGTGCCACTGGATTCATGGTGACAACTCCCTACTACTATAGTCTCAGTGAGAGTATGCGTAGTGAACTAGATGAGATGGTATTGATCCATAACTTCAAGGAGGGAATGATCAATGCCAATGGTGAGAACAATGTGGTGTACCAAAACATGTGCCCAGAACCAGAGACTGAGATACCTCTGGTGATACAATCTCCTGCTGGCATCAAAGGATTACACTTTCCATACAATACTGTCAGTCGCAGTAACAATGACAGGCTGCTAGCAGAAGTCAAGAAAGGATTAGAGAAGTATACTTATGACTACTGGTGGATGAACGACGATGATCTGTTGATCTTTGACAACAGCATCGTACAGCACAGGAGAGTGGGAGAAACCAAAGACAGACTGTGTTACAGATATCAGTTTGATTACACTTACCTACAGTATAGAGTGGCAGGTAAACCGTACATGCCATACTTACAAGAACCATACAAGAGTAGGTACCGTGAGAAAATGAAACAAATCGCCAAAGTTTTTCCAGTGTATGGGTATAAATAAGTCGTCGCCTTTCGTGCGCGACACGCTACATACGGAAAACGCTACCTCTGAGGGACGGTTCGCCGCCCCTCTTTTTTTGTCCTAAACTTTCTAAATAAATGCGATTGCCTTCGGGGATCACACATACCACTCGCTTATTAAGGAGCTATGGACATTACTAAGTTCACGTCGAAAGACGTAGATAAGATTTTTGATGCTGTAAATAAATACAGCGTTGGTCTGGATGATGTATTCCATCGTCTACATTCATATGGAATGACACAACCAGGCGGACAATACCCACCATACAACATTGTCAAGGAAAGCAATGTCAAGTGGCGTATTGAACTAGCACTTGCTGGCTGGTCGAAGGACGAGATCGAAGTCTCATTGGAGACAAACGTCCTCCTAGTCAGGTCAAAGGCAGCGAAGGAGAACATCGAACAAGAGTATCTGCATCGTGGGGTTGCTACTCGTACCTTCGCTAGAGGATTCAACCTATCCGATGACGTTAGGGTAGGTGAGGTTACGTTCAAGGATGGGATGCTTACTATTCCCCTTGAGCGTGTGATCCCTGACCATCAAAAACTACAAGTCTTTGATATCAACTAAATAAAATCGGTATCGTCGCCGCTGGGGTTGCTTGACAAAGACCAAGCGACCCCTTATAATTTTTGAGAGACTATAAACATCATGGTAGATCCATCCCGCATCAAACTGGTTTTGACTCGTGACGGTGACAACGTGATTACGGACCTACAAGAGGCAGTTGACAAGGAGTCTGGTGTTCGCCAAGCTTATGTCATGACCATTCCTTACAAGGTTGTGATCACTGAGGAACCTCAGCAACAGACAGACCTAGAGACCTTTGAAGATCAAGAGATCAAGGTCCGTTACACCCCTTGGAACCCGTTCACTATCGATCAGAAGATCGCAGTGACTCCTGACTATATCATTACTGTCATGGAACCTGCTCCTTCTATCCTCCAGACCTATCTGGCAAACGTGAACAAGCGTACTGGTGATCAGTACGTAGAAGAAGCAATTCAACCTGAAGTAGTATGAGCATTAAACTGTTGATGCTCCGCACTGGTGAGGAAGTTATCTCCGAAGTGCGTGAGATTACTGAGCCTGAGACAGAGAGACCTCTTGGTTATCACCTTCACAAACCGTTCCGTCTGGACATTGTGGAGAGTGGTATGGAGATCAACTCTGACAAAGGATATCAGATTGAGTGGTTCCCCTGGGCACCACTGAGTAAGGACAAAGACTTTTTCTTGCCTGGTTCTCACGTGGTCACTGTGTATGAACCTTTGGATGCTTTGATGTCTCAATATATCTCTGCCATTGATGAGACACGCTACGAAGAGAACTTCCGTAAGCATGAGGCAAGGTTCAATCTGTCGTATGAGGACATTGATCTCAACGATATGTTTGAAGAGGCAGAGAAAATGCTAAATGAAATTGATGATGACACAACTACTACTTCTGAAATCGGGGACCTACCTGTTGAGTCAGATGGAGCAGCTGGACGAGGAACCAGCGTGCCATCTGGTCAAGCCGTACCAGGTGAGTCCTGACGGAACTCTGACACCATGGCCACTTCACACAGTGGACGATGATGTCTTGATTTATAGCGATACTATTGCTACAATACTAGAACCTACGCCTGAACTGGCGGAGAAGTATCGCAAGCACATTGAATGAGTTTCTATACAAATGTCCAACTGGTCGGTGACGACCTTCTCTACCTCGGATACGAAGAAGGTCCTGGCGGTCTTCTAGAACGTATCCAAAGGCGGATGAAGTTCTCACCGACCCTTTTTGTGTGTACGGACAAGAAGACCAAGTTCAAAACCCTTGACGGACGGTACGCTAAACCAGTCAAGTTCGAGTCAGTGCGTGAGGCACGTGGGTTCGTAGATAAGTACCGTGACGTGGAGGGATTCGATGTTCATGGATATGACCGTTATCTTTATCAGTTCATCTCGGAAGAGTTTCCGCAAGAGGTGGACTATGACCTTAAGACGCTTAAGATTACTTCTCTTGATATTGAAGTTGCGTGTGAAAATGGGTTCCCTAACGTTAGAGAGTGCGCTGAACCACTTCTGTCGATCACAGTCCAGGATTATGCTAGCCGTCGCATTAAGGTATGGGGCACGAAACCGTACCATAACACCCGCGAGGACGTGGAGTATATTCTATGCGACGGTGAGGAACATTTACTACGTAGCTTCCTACACTATTGGGGAACTTCTTTCCCTGATGTCCTTACGGGGTGGAACGTCGAACTCTATGATATCCCGTATATATGTGGAAGACTGGAGCGACTATTTGGATCAAAAGAAATGAAGCAGTTCTCCCCCTGGGGCATTGTCCACAGGGAGGAGATGGAGATCAAAGGTCGCACCCAGATTCTTTACAATGTCTTCGGCGTGTCCGTGCTGGACTACCTTGACCTGTACAAGAAATTTACCTATACTAATCAGGAGTCCTACCGTCTTGACCACATTGCTTTCGTAGAGCTTGGCGAGAACAAACTAGACCACAGTGAGTTCGAGAACTTCAAGGAGTTCTACACTCGCGACTGGCAAAAGTTCATCGACTACAACATCAAGGACGTGGAACTTGTTCTTCGCCTTGAGGAGAAGATGAAGTTAGTTGAACTCGCAGTTGCTTTGGCGTATGACGCCAAGGTAAATATGAAAGATGTGTACTACCAAGTACGCATGTGGGATACGTTGATCTACAACTACCTACGCAATCGTGGGTTTGTTGTACCACCAGCGAAGAGGTCCTCTAAAAATGAGAAATACGCAGGTGCTTATGTCAAGGAACCAATTCCAGGGAAGTATGAATGGGTTGTATCTTTTGATCTCAACTCTCTCTATCCTCACCTTATTATGCAGTACAATATCTCGCCAGAGACTCTGGTTGAGAAGCGACACCCATCAGCTACAGTTGAGAGGCTACTTAATGAACAGGTAGAACCTGATCCTAACTACGCCCTCTGTGCTAACGGGTCTCAGTACCGCAAAGACATCCAAGGTTTTCTTCCCCAGATGATGAAGAAGATCTACGATGAACGTGTCCAGTCTAAGAAACTCATGCTGATGGCAAAGCAGGAGTATGAGAAGACCCCTACCAAGGAATTGGAGAAGGCGATCTCTAAATATAACAACATCCAGATGGCAAGGAAGATTCAACTCAACTCTGCCTATGGTGCTATCGGCAACCAATACTTTAGGTACTATGATCTTCGCAACGCCGAGGCGATTACCCTGTCTGGGCAGGTATCGATCCGTTGGATCGAGAACAAGATGAATGAGTACCTGAACAAACTACTAAAAACGGAGGGTAACGACTATGTTATTGCCAGTGACACTGACAGCATTTATCTCTGTCTTGATCTACTTGTCAATCGCGTATTTGATGTACAGAATGTTCCTAAATCGCGCATCGTCAGCTTTCTCGATGCTGCCTGTAAGGATCAAATCGAACCATACATCGACAAATCGTACCAGGAGCTAGCAGACTACGCTAATGCCTATGAACAGAAGATGTTCATGAAGCGTGAGAACATTGCTGACCGTGGCATTTGGACAGCAAAGAAACGCTACATCCTCAACGTCTGGGACAGCGAGGGTGTACGCTACAAGGAACCAAAGCTCAAGATGATGGGCATCGAAGCAGTCAAGTCTTCGACCCCAGGATCATGTCGCAAGGCAATTAAGGAAGCCCTAACAATTATGATGTCGGGTGATGAAGAGGAATTGGTTTCTTACATAGATAGATTCAGGGATGAATTCGATTCGTTACCGCCCGAGGACATAGCTTTTCCGAGGAGTGTTAATGGACTATCTAAATTCAAAGCGCACGGAACCGTGTATTCAAAGGGGTGCCCTCTACATGTACGTGGAGCGCTGCTATATAATTTTCATGTCTCGCAGAAAAACTTGGAGAGCAAGTATCCCCTGATCCAAGAAGGCGAGAAGATCAAATACCTATATCTCCGCAAGCATAATAAGATTGGAGAGAACGTGATCAGTTTCCTGAACACGTTCCCGAAGGAGCTCGGGTTGGGTCCGAGCGTAGATAGAGATACCCAATTCAAAAAGGCGTTCCTCGATCCTTTACAGATCATTACCGACGTGATAGGATGGAAAACGGAACGTGTATCCACACTTGAGTTTTTATTCGCATGAGTTTTCTAAAGGATGTAGTAAAGGAGATCGACAATGAGTACGCAGGTCTCCTCAGTGAAGGATCGGTTGGCGATGTCAGCGGATTTATTGATAGCGGCTCTTACATTTTTAATGCCCTGGTCAGTGGCAGCATTTATGGTGGTCTTCCCTCCAACAAGATCACTGCTATTGCGGGAGAGTCATCCACTGGTAAGACCTTCTACTGTCTCGGGGTTGCCCAGAATTTCCTTGCCCAAAACGCCGAAGGAGGTGTTGTCTACTTTGAATCAGAGTCAGCAATCTCCAAGGAAATGATTGAGGATCGTGGCATGGACACGGATCGTATCATCCTGGTTCCTGTCACCACTGTTCAAGAGTTTAGAACTGCTGCTATCAAGATCCTTGACAAGTATCTGGAGCAGAAACCAGAGGATCGCAAGCCTATGATGTTTGTGCTGGACTCTCTGGGTATGCTGTCCACCAGCAAGGAACTACAGGACTCTGCTGATGGTAAAGATACTCGTGACATGACACGGGCACAGGTTGTCAAGGCAATCTTCCGTGTGCTAACCTTGAAACTCGGCAAAGCAAACGTGCCGATGATCGTTACTAACCACACCTATGACGTTGTTGGTGCCTACGTACCTACCAAAGAAATGGGCGGGGGCAGTGGTCTTAAGTACGCTGCTTCTACCATCATCTATCTTACAAAGTCTAAGGAGAAGGATGGCAAAGAAGTGGTAGGTAATATCATCAAAGCAAAGGCAGCTAAGTCTCGCCTCACAAAAGAAAACTCATTAGTGGAGACACGATTGTTCTATGACTCAAGGGGACTTGACCGCTATTACGGACTACTGGAACTGGGTGAGAAGTATGGAGTCTTCGCCAGGCGCGGGAATCGGATTGTTGTTGGGGAATCTTCCGTTTATCCTTCTGTTATTCTTGCCGATCCTGAGAAGTATTTCACGCCAGAAGTGATGCAGGCATTGGATGAAGCAGCAGCAATGGAGTTTAGATATGGCAACTGACCTTAAATCATATATTAAAGTCTGGGATGATGTTGTAGAGGAAGACTTTTGTCAAAATATCATCGCTCAATTTGAATCAGATATCCCTAATCACAACAGAGTAGATAGAGAGCAACGTCCTAAGTTTACTGAGTATAATATCAGCGAAAGATATGAAGCAAAAGATCCTGCATGGACTCAGTTGCAGTTAGATATTCAAGAGCTCTTCATCAGTTACACTGAGAGGTATATCGATCAGTTTCAACTTGGACCTGATTTTCCTTCTAGGTATTGCTTTGAGCAGTATAGGATTAAAAAGTATGCAACATCATCTGATCAATTTA